CTCCCAACAGCATTTTGACCTGTTCCAGCTACACCAGCTAAACGGTTGTAGAGCTGGTTACGTTCACCCGTTTGGGCGTTAAAACCGGTCAAGTATTCATTAAACGCATTTTGACGCGAGCCAGCAGCTAAGTCTTGTCCAAAGCGCGTTGCGCCCCTAAGCGTGGCGCCCGATAGCAACCCGCCTCTGGAAGCTGCACTTCGGTCAAGTGCTTTCATGCCTTCGGAAAAACGAAACGCGTAACCGGGGTCAGTGTTTTGGTCGTATCGGAAATCGAACGGTGTAATCGCGCCAAACTCGCCCCCCGCCGCTACGCCCGCGCCTAACCGATTAACCGCGCCAGTGCCAGCAGCAAGGTACGGCGCGTAATCAGCGCGACTAAGGTCATACTGTCGGCGCTGCTCTGCAATGGACGCAGCCGAAGCCGCGCCCGACGCTTGCGCTGCGGTGCTTGCTGCATCGGACGCGCTATTGGAACTAAGCACTGACCCAAGTAACGAACCGCCAACGCTTATCGCAGCCGTCATCGGGTCGGTAAATTCGCCATACGCAGAGCCGCCTGTCGGATCACCGATAGGCATATCCAAACTCCAAGCGCGGGTTTGAGCGCGGCTAAGATAGACTTTATACATAGGGACACCTCATACATTTCATATAGATACAACCATTTTCAACCAATGTAGGCACAAACCCTAAACGGCGGCAGAACTCTAGCCCTCGCGTATTTGTCTCCATTACGCAAGTTACCGCTTCATCAAACCGCGTTAGTATATCGCCTAACGTGCTTTTGATATGCCGCATAATTGACGCGCTTGGGCGGCGTTTATAGCCTACGTGAATCTCGTTATTGCGTAACATAACACCACCAATTACGGTGTTGTTTTGTGTCAAAGGCACTATTTGCCAATCTTTTAAACAAGCCGCAAATGGCGCAAAATCGCAAGTCAAACGGTCTTGCACCGAATCGTATATGGCGCGCACCGCTTGTTCTTGCTCGCTCACTAGCTAACCTCCCGCCCTGAAGCGCGAATGTTGATCGCCGTTGCGGTGCCTGCGATGGTGGAGATAAACCCGCTTGCCATCAGCACCTGGCCGACAATCTCAGGGAAAGTATATACCTCGCTGGCCGCAAGCGTCTTGGTCTTGGTAATCAAGTTTTGATTGCCTGAAGTGTCGCCAGAGGTGACCAAGTTGACACTCAGCGTTGCCGCCGTTGCGCTGTAGTTGGTCGCCGTGAACTTGTCAATGATCGTGGTGACGTTGGTGGCGGTGTATTGAGTTGTTTGGCTATTCTCCGCAGTCTTGGCGGGTATCAGCACTTTTACAGTTACGGTCATAAATTACCCCAAAAGGTTAATAATATTCATGCACTACGATTACGCCCGACCCGCCAGCGCCGCCTGCTGTTCCACCACTGCCTGCGGCTCCAGCGGCAGCAACTGCGTAAGAGTAAGTTGACGATGGCGATGAAATCAATTTTTCGCAATAGCCGCCAGCGCCACCACCGCCCGAAGAACCCGCGCTTGCTCCACCTGAAGCACCGCTGCCACCACCGCCGCTATTAGTAGCTCCATCGGTACCAGCAGATGCCGCTTGTGATTGACCTGCGCCACCGCCAAATGGGGTATTGCCGCCAGAGCCACCAGGAGCGTAACTGCCAATTACAGGCTGCGGGCCAGCGCCTCCTTGCCCACCGGATATATTTATATCACCGCCCGTTGCTGTTCCTCCAGACCCAAAACCGCCCGTTGGTGTTGACCCACCGGCACCGCCGTTGGCGACTAGTAATGATGTGCCGAATGTTGTTTGACCACCGTTACCACCAGCGCCGCTAATAGCGCCACCACCACCACCGCCACCAACACATCGGACCCAAATAGCCCTACACCCGGTTGGGGTTGTATAAGTTCCCGAACTAGACGTAAAAACTTGAACAGTCCTTGTTGCTAAACCTACGGTGCCGGTCAATGTCGGCAATGTTAAAGTTGGCGATCCAGCGACAGCAGTGGCCACTATAGTCGCGGTGCCTGAAGTGCTGCCGGGAAACGCAACGCTAGTAAACGCACCTGTTGTCGGCGTTGTTGCTCCGACTGTGCCGTTGATATTGATTGAGGCTGTGCCAGTCAAGTTGGTTACTGTGCCACTGGACGGTGTGCCAAGAGCGCCGCCGCTTACTAAATAACTGCCTGCGGGTTGTTTGTTGTTAAAGGTAGTCCAATCAGTGCTGGTCAGGTAACCATCAACGCTTGTTGTCGCAGCGGCCATTGAAATCACTGGTGTTGAGCCACCAGAACTTGCTACCGGCGCGGTGCCTGTTACGCTTGTGACGGTGCCGCTGCCTTTGTTATTGAACGTCGTCCAATCGGCTGCACTCAAAGCCCCACGATTAGAAGCCGATGCGGTTGGAACTTGAAGCGTGATAACCGGCGTTGTCGTGCCGTTTGCTACAGTGCTAGACAAGTCAGTGCCGGTCGTGCCGAGCGTCAGCGCAGCCACATTGGTAACAGTGCCGCCAGAGCCGGTCGCAGACAGCGTTCCTGCGGAAAAAGCAACGCCTGTGCCGATGGTGACGTTGCTGAACCCGCCAGCCCCGTTGCCGTACAAGATTGAAGTGCCGCTGGTCGCTGGTGCGTAGTCAGTGCCGCTGGTAGCTGCGCTGATCGCGGTGCCGTTGCCCTTAAGCAGTCCGGTGACGGTCGTGGACAGAGTGATAGCTGGGGTCGTTGTTGCCGTTGCTACTGTTCCGGCCAACCCGTTAGCCGACACCACTGAAACGCTGGTTACCGTTCCACCGCCATCAGTTGCCCATGTTGGAGCGCCAGCACCGCCGCTAGTCAATACCTGACCTAACGTACCGGCAACACTGACCGCAAGCGCAGGGCCGGTTCCGTAGGCTATGCCGCCCGCCGTGGGGCTACCGTCAAGGTTATAGTTAGCAATGGTGCCAGTTTGCACAACGGGCTGGAGGTAAGCCCCTTGGATAGCCGCTTCTGCATTCGCAACCTGCGACATCATTGACATCAATTGCGCGGTGTCGAGCGTGGCTAAGAAGTCGCCCGATTGATCTTCGTATTGCGGAGCAATGTTCTGATTTATCTGAATCAGCAGCTCGGCTAAGTCAGGCTGGTTGGGTGGCCCAAGCTGCAATTCTTCCAGCGTGATAGGGTTATTTCCGCTACCCGTCAAGACAAACAGGTTTAAAAAAAACCGATACCACTCCCGCGCCATAAGGCCGGTGCGTTCATCAATGAACGGCACCCTTGGCGCTGGAATGTTAGTAATGTTAAGCATTGGTCGGCGTGATAAACAGTTCAGCACCCATAATGGCAATCTTAACCGGGTCTGTTCCTGACACCTCGTACACCCTATCGCGGATTTTCTCGGTCATACCGAGGCGGCGCCAGATGGTGCGGGTGCCGTAAGCCCCGATCTTTCCCATCGAGTTCCAATGCTCGTTCGACCAGGTATGCCCCGCGTCGTCTGACCAGCGCAGCATGACTTGCGGATCGTAACCTGGCGCAGCAAGATACGCGCTGGTAGTTAAATAGTCGCCAGCTTCAGTCGTAAGGTATAGCCCTGCTTCGGTTAACAACTTTTCGGCAGTGTCGTAGCTAGGGTATTGGGCAAGCCCCACGCCTGTCTCAGCGTCAAGCTGTAGGCTGTGGTGCGCTGTGCGCTTGAGGTTGTTTTGACCTGCTGGCAATGCGCGCCACGACCGCAACCACTTTTGCGTTTGATCGTCGTCAGCGTAAACATCAAGATCAAAGGCATAGACACGCCCATCCTCGTAGTCGCCCACCACAATCTCGTCGTTATACGACATTTGGCAATTGCTACGATGCCTGACAAACAGCCCGTTTTCAAAAGCGGCTCGCTCATGCCACAACTGCGTGGACACGTCGTAAACCCATGTGGCTTCGGCTGACGGGAAGATCAACACATAAAACGGATGCCCGTCTTGCTGGTAAGTGTAGCCGATGGCATCGGTGATGTTGCCGTAGCTTTGAATAGCATATTCAACAGCATTGGTCGAAATACGCGCAGGCGTGTAGCCATTGGCTCGGTAGACTATCCCGCGCCCGCGAGCATCTGAACCCAACCAGAACACGCTGTTGTCCAGCTTGGCTACCGAATACGCCGCCTCGCAGCCCACTTCCATAAACGCGCCTTGAATCCGCGCCAATGGGAAGTCTGGCGTTCCAGCGTCATACCAAACCTCAACGCTGGTGTTGCCAAACAAGAATATCTCGCGGTGGTCTACGATCAAGGCCACCACATCGTCGGGGTAACCTTCCGCGCTGGCAAAATCCAACGGGTCAACTGACGTTCCGTCTAACAGACTGGTTACCCAAAACTTCTGCGAGTTTGGCTCGTTGAATACAAAGTAACCGTCTAGGTAGCCGACCGAGCCAGCGCCGGGGAAGTCAACGTCTGTAATCTGTGCAAACACCAAGGTGGATACGTTGTAGATGTAACTCAGCGGATTGCAAGCGATAAATATCTGTGGTGGATACGTTGTAGATGTAACTTAACGGGTTGCAGGCAATGAATATCTGTGTGCCGTTGTCTGCCATGCTGACCGGGCCGGTGCCGGACACGGTGCCGATTAGAGTGGCCGTGTAGCTGGTACTTAAGCTGTAGAACTCACTGCCGGACACCACGTAGGCCACGCCGTTGGTTACCCACAGCCCGCGAATAGGCCCGGTACCGACCGTTGCCAACAAGCGCAGGCCGGGGCATCGCATCAAGAAGCCCGCTTCTTTCCCGCCGCTGCCCCCCGGTATTGCCTCGGGAAACAGGTTAACCATGCGGTTGTCTGCTGCGTTGATTGACCGGGTTACGTAGCTACCGCCTAAAATCGGGGTTTTCAATTAGTAGTTGGAGCTGTAGATGTTAAATCGTTGGCGAGTTGCCACGATGCTATACGGCAGGCTCATCACATCGTCAGGGTTGTTGATGCGTTTGACGTTGCGTTTGCTGCTCATTGCAATCCGTTGCACTTGTGGCGGCGGCTCCACGCCAAACTCAGCCGCAATCTCAGCCGCTAGATTGAATCGAAACGCACGAAGGTAACCGGGAGGCACCACCAGTGTGGTCGCCAATGTAGCCGGTTCTGTTAACTCGGTTACGCTAATAAAATGCCATTCCAACGCCTTAGTAGGCACCGGATAGATGTACATGGACACATTCGGCATGTCCATGTTAATCCACAATACTTGCGGGTATGTTGAGGTAACGGTTTTAACCGCAATCCCGTCATACTGCTGCTGGTTAATAATCTTGATGCCGAAACTTATGTTGTTTGACGGGTCACGAAAATAAGTGGCATCATCTAATAACACTGGTCGGTTGCCCACAAAATCGCCTGTTGGCCCAAGCGTTTGCGACCGGAGTCCCTGTGTCCAGGTGAATGTTTGGTCTTGCGTCGAGAACACAGACAGACGTTCAGACGACCAGCTATCCAACATCTGGTTCATCGCGGTCAGCGCATCGGCTGACGTTGCCGCAGATGGCGTTTCACCCTCGGCCAATTGACCAATTAGCCGTAACGCCCCGTTAATCTGATCGCCAGCCGTGGTGGTCATTCTACAAGCTCCTTACGCGGCCTGCCGCGAGGTTTAGCCAGTTCGTTTACAGGCGTTAACAACGCGCCAAGTTCGTAACGCTCCCAGCCGTTTTTTTCGTCAGCGTCAGCTTCGGCGTCTGCAATAGCAACCTTGTTGCCGTGTATCGGGTGTCGCAGGTAGATGACCATATTTTAACCCTTAAAAACCACCTCGCGGCTGTTACACCGCGAGGTGTTGTTACTAAGCTACTCGGTAAACGCTATACGCTGCCGTGTCAGTTTTGCGAAACACGAACTCTGCCGCGCCGCTAACACCTGCCGCACTGCCAGTAATAGCAACAACCAAGTTGCCTACCGCAGTAATGCCGGTGCCGACAACCACCGTGATAAGGCCGGTACTGGTGCCAAGGTTAATGATATTCAAACGAAAAGTGCTGTTGACTTTCATGTTGGTCATCGTTGCGTCGATCAAGGTCGCCGTAGGCAAAGTGTAGGACGCCGCCGTAGTAGACGGGCTACCCACCAAAAGACCTCCGGTGATTTGAGCAACAGACAGCGTTGCAGTTGCAGTTGCCGTTTGGGGCGCTGCTTGGGTGCCAATTGTTTGTTCGCTTTGGTTGCCATCAGTGTTCTGATAGCCGCCACCAACTGAGGGAAGTGCCATGATTGAATCTCCTAAAAGTTTAAGTTAACCCCAAATACGGCAAGCCATCGGTGGGCGAATGGTGTTGAAACCATACAGCACATCGACACGGCAGGGCATACGGTCGTTGTTAATATCGTACTGACGCACGATACGCATCGAGATACCGTTATGCACTTGACGCGAAGCCATATCGACACCTTGCGGAAGCAAGAGGTCAGCCGTAGCCA